TATTGTATAAAATTGTCCGTGTCTACGTTTCCGTTTAACGAAGTAAATTTAACTATGTCTTGTCGTGTTACTAAAAGTGCTTCTGCCATTAATTCTCTTTTTTATTTTTAGGTAAAAACCCTTTGTTAGGCATATCAATTGGGCGTGTACTTACTAACTTTGGGTTGTTAATTACATATCCGTATTTTTCTGCCTTTTGCCCTGCAATTTGTCGCGCTCGTGGACTGTTTATATCAATGTTAGTTCCTTCAAAACTTGCGTAAACTTGCTTGTTCCAACGGTGGTGACAATTGCCACCGCCTTTATACAACCAAATTGAATAAGTGTCTGCTCCTTTTGGCCCCCAACCTGCGTTAACAACTTGTGTTTCCATTCTTAAAATGTCTTCTTTTCTGTAAATCTTGTTTGCTAATATCATTTGTGTACAAAATGCGCGTCTATTTTTAGTTACTTCACCTACGTATTTATAACGTGTAAAAAATTTAACTCCGTCTATTAATTCGTCTTGTTGACTTTTGCTATTCGGAAATGCTGAACCTGTACTAACCAAGTTTACAATTTTGCTTAATAAACTTTGTTTAGGTTCTTTACTTAACAACTCGTTTTCTTCATCGTCCGTATCGTAGTCAACTTGTTTTTCGTCTATTAATAACCAATTTTCTTGCGGTTCTTCGCCTAAATCAATTAACGGGTTTGTATGTGCGCTTAATTCTGTTCCTGTTTCTTCTGCAACTTGTTCTGCGTTTTGCGTGTTTTCCAAGTCCGTAAACTCTAAAGGTTGTAAAGTCTTAAAAAATAACTTTAAAGCAACTCCGTTAAACGCTAAAATGCTATCGAAAGCGTCAAGTAGTTCTTCTTGAAATGGTCGTATAACCATATTGTCAAAAAGTATAGATGAATTTTTAAGTTCTTCTGCATTTGAACTAAAGCCATTTGTTGAAGCAACTCCAAAAAGTAAAGGTGAAGTTATGTTGTGTCCTAACATTATTTTGCGTAAACATTCTTCGCTTAAATATGTGTAGTGTTCTGGAGCGTCGTTTAACGGAATGTCTTCAACCGTTGTTTTACTTTCAGCGTTGTTGTTAAACGCTACTATAACTTTTTGTCCCCTACTTCCTGTTAACTTGTCAAGTACCTTGTTTGAAATAATACTTTGTTGTTCGTCTGTTGGAACACCGTTGTTAAAGTTTACAACTTTAGTTCCTGAAAAGCCGTTTTGAACTTCGTTAATTAAATAGTCTGCAATTTCTTCTTCTAAAAGTGTATAAGGAACAGCACCTTGATAGTCCGGATATGCGTAATATTTCATACCAACTGAATAAGGTTTAGAAAATAATATTTCTATTTTTTCTTTGCTATAACCAAAAGCGTTAAATCTAATCGGTGCGAACTTCTTTGTATCGTCCCAATTGTCCGAATAATAGTAACCTGTTATTTGTCCGTCTTTGTCGCATTTTTCAGCTCTTAAAAGATTAACAGGAATATGATAAGCTTTTAATATTTTGTCGTGCTTGTCGTTGTAGTGTACTTGAATAGCAAATTGTCCAAACATTTTTCTATCCAGCACCATTTTACGAACATCTTCTTTGTGAAATAAAGACATCATTTGCGCGTACTCGTTTGGTTTTTTATTAGCGTCTAATGCACTTAAACCTTTTCCGTAAATTAACCGCGCTACGTTGTTTATAATAGCGTTATTCGTTGTTGAATTGCTATAGCGTTCAATTAAGAATTGAAAATATTGGTCGCCGTCTTCGGTTAAAAAGTCCACCCAATTTTCTCGGTTTGTTTCCGATACTACAGGTGACGTATAAGCCGACAAATTAAGTACGTGTAAGTTATTCATAAACTATAAATTCATTTGTTGTTGAATTAGAAACATATTGATTATTATTAACCGAAAATGTAACTAATGGTTGTGCGGTGCAAAATATTCTATCCTTGTAAATTATTTCGTTATTTGGGTTTTTTAATTCTAAAGTATAAAAATGTCCTTCTATTAAACTAAAAGTGTGTGATATTACATTTGCGTAATTATAACTACTCCAAAAAAGCGCTTGTGTTGAAATAGGCGTATTTGTTTGTTCGTCTGTTATTATCATTGTTGCAGGTGTTTCGTTAACCGCGTTTCCTAAAACTCGCGGCACCCAATAAAAACTTTGTTGACTTCCTGAAGGTGTTAATACTATCATATAGTTATAATTAAATATTCGTGTTTTTGTTCTTTTTTTAAGACAAAAAAAAAGCCGAACTATGAAGAACGGCCTTAAAAATAATTTTTTTAATTTTAGTTAGGGTCAACTGTTGCTGCTGTGAAACAACTACTAACTAATAAAGCGTCTGTGTAAGGTGAAGTAACCGACAAGTGATTTGCAGGAATTGCTTCTTGTCCTACAAGTGTCATTGTGTAACCATTCAAGTCACCCATTGCAGTACCATTTGAAATAGTTCCTGTTGTTACGTCCATTCCGTGATTAAGTCCTGCTAAAAAGAAATTGTTAGAATTAGTCTTAATAACTACGTGTGGACGACCCCAAGCAAGTAATTTCATTTGTTTTGTAGTTGTTGCGTCTAAACCTTTAATTGTGAAAGTCAAAGTTTGCTCTACAAATGTAGTTCCGTTTTCACGTGAACTTGTAACTGTTTGCTCAAAAGAATTTGCGCCTTTTAAATCGTATTTAAAAAGTGTAAACGCTCCCGCTACTATGTCAATTTCGTCTTCTAAATCTGTTGCTACGTTATAAGTAATTGCACCCATTGTACCGTAGTTAATAAAGTAAATTGACTTTATACCGCCTACAAACTCTTTACAAACTTCTTCGCGACCGTGTGTTAATAAACAAGCCATTTTGTTTTGTTTTTAATTGTGAATAAAATAAAGCGCAGTTACCTACGCTTTTTATTTAATGTTATACTCCGTAAAGAACTACGTCTGAACCAATACCGTGTTGAACCGCTCCGTTGTATCTTAAAACTACACGAACGTTTTGTGAACCGTCTATGTCAGCCATATCAATTACTTTAACAACGTTTTTGTCGTTTAATAGTCCGCAACCAAAATAAAGGTTGTCAACTGTTGTTGCAATCATATTGTATTGACCAAGTCCGTTAGCCATAAAAATTGGAATACCGTCGTAAGATAAACTTCCGTTTGTGTACCATTGTGTTCCTTGTGTGTTTGTTCCGTTTGCTCCTAAACCTGAAGCACCAAAACCACCCAATGCACGAACGTACAATTTAACGATTTTTTGTGAAAGATACAATCTTAAACCTTCGTTTCCGTAAAGTGAAGCTGGAATTAAATCTACTGTTCTTCCAATTTCGCCAATTACGTTTGTAGCGTCTAAAGTTGTAGTCAATGGGTTTAATACGTCATTAACGTCTGTGTCTGCTAACATCAAAGTTTTAAAACCGTCAAACTCTCCTGCTGTTGCGTTTGTTCCTGCCCAAATTGTAGTTTCTAATTTAGCTGCTACTTTTGCTGAAACGTGTGCAATAACAAAATCTTCAAAAGACTTCGGAAGTTTAGAAAAAGACGAATAACCCATTTCTGCTACTTGCCAAGTTTGTTGTAAGTCTGCTTTACACAATTGGATGTTTACTTGAAATTCTTCTGTTGTTAAAACTCGTTCTGTTAGTGTTACTGTTCCTGAAGCTGTAAAGTCACAAGTTGCGTTTGCTACTATGTTTCCTGTTGCTACTTTTTGTAATACTTGTTTGTAAGCAACGTTTGGAAGTATTGTTACTCCACCTTGCTCTAATGTTGGTGCGCTTAATAAAGCTGCTGCGATGTACTTACCTGCAAATTGACCTGCGTAAGTAGTACCGGATGTTACTGGATTTGGCATTTTTTAATTTTTTAAATTGTTAATATTAATTGTTTAGTTTTTCTATAATTGCGTCCATTATTGAACGTGGTCTTTTAGAACCAAATTGAACGTGTTCAACTTCATTCGTGTTTTCAGGGTTAAACGCAATAGGTTTTACGTCTGCAAGTTCGGTTGCTTCTGTTGCAACTTCGTCAACTTTTGATAGTAATTCGATTTGTGCTTTTAACTCTATATTTTCGTTTGTTAATTTTTCTATTTCTGCAAAGAACGTTTCTTTAACTACGCTTTCAATTGTCTTTTTTGCGCTTGGTGTTGCTTCAGCTTCTACTTCTTCTTCTACTGCTGGAGCTTCTTCAACAACTTCTTCTTCAG